AATAAAAAAGCACCTAAAAAGGTGCGTTGTTTAAGACATCCCTCGAATCCTACGAACTCCAACGGATTTTTTGTCGATCGGGAATAAATAAGCGATTGGATATGTACCAGCATCATTCATATGGTCAAACCCGGCAGTTTTATCCGGTTGCCCATAATCATCATAGATTTGTCGCTCTAAGCATTTAGCAAAGTGAGGACATTTATCAACATTCACAAACAATCTGCGCTCAGACAATGTATTGCAGAGCATACCGTTCATAGAGTTAATACGATCTTTAACTGCTGGGTTTCTACTGTTCACATGGACTTTAAAACCAGCCTTTCTAAGTAAC